GTACACACAAGGTAGCATTGGCACTATCAACAGTATAGACAACGGCCAATACTCAGTTGGTATAGACAACAACGGTGTTGTCACTATGAGTACTAGCCGTGGCACATTAGAGTTCGGCGCACTACCAGAACCGGGCGGCACGACTCACTTCCACGTTATGAAAGGCACTGGTCAAAATAGCATGGACTTGTACTTTGGTGATGACTTCAACTATGTTCTTCAACGCTCTGAGTCATATCAAGGAAGTGCCGCATACGGTGTTGAGATTGGTGCTAACGACAATGATGGTGGTGCTCAGCATGTATGGAGATTTGGCACAGATGGTACTACAACATTCCCCCAAAACACCATTAAAAACGTAGACGATACATCTATAAAAATAGGAAATCCACTAGTAAGTGGTGTCGTTGTAGCCACTGTAGATGAGCTTGTACCACCGGGTGGCGTTTGGCGTTTGTTTATTGACTCCAATATATACCCTGCCTTGGGTACAACTGTTCATATAGGCGGTACTGTGACCACAGCATGGGGAACGCCAATAACTGCTACAATCACAGATATCCAAGAAGATACCAACACCGACAGGTGGATAATTCTTGTTGCCCAAGATATTACCGCAGGATTTGATGATGGACCAAAAACAGTTTCATTTGCGGAATCGTACAAGACTTGGACCTTTGGCACAGATGGTACACTGACATTACCAAAAAATAGCAGTGTAGGAGAAGTTACTCCTGCTACAGGTGCCGCGGCGAATGTAATAGTAATACAAAGTGCTTCCAGTATTTTGAATACATCTTTTGCCTCATTACCGCCAGCACCCATATCCAACTATGCTGTTCCTGGAACTGATATTGTAGTCAATGTCACTTGGAATACAAATGGCGAAGACTATCATGCTCCAGCATTTGTAGTGGTCAACGGTGGCTCTGGTCACACAGGCGGTGGCGAATCTGGTGGCGGTGATGTACTAACTGTTCCTTATGCTGACATGGGAATATCGGGCGGTGGCAACTGGACTTGGTATGTGGCTGACATTGCCAGTGATGTTGTATTGACAGCAGGACTTGAAAGTTGGACTTTAAAAGGTGATGGTGGATTAACATTCCCAGATGATACAGTTCAGACTACTGCCTACCCTGGTGTTACCACTGTGGCCAAGAATGGTCCAGTAGCTGAAGATGTAGGCAAAGGTGAAGCCGCAACAGTCACCATATCACCTAGCAACAATATTAACCTAAACGTAGGCACAGTACTTGGTGTAGTATTTGGTACAGGATTTACACTTGACATCACAGTGGCAGCTAACGGCGACATTAGTGCTGTGGTTACTGATAGTGCTGTTAATCTCAGCGTTGGCGATTATGGAACAGTATTAGGTGGTGGATCACTAGGTGGAACAATGGGAGTTGATGACACTACATTTACTGTGGCCACATTGACCAACGTTATCGCAGCCACTGCCATAGACCTAACTAAGACTATTAACAAACTGTCAGAAGGTGTTTATACTCTAGCTGATGGTGTTGAAGGACAAATCATGTACCTAGTGGCACAAAATGGTGTTGTTGAGGCCAACGTAAGTGTATTAGTTGCCAATAGTCGTAATATAGGCGTTGGCACATTATTGCCATTCAGAATATACGAAAATTCCGGTGAGGGTTATTATAGTAATATCGGTGGCATCTGTACTTTAATCTTTACAGACGGTGCTTGGCAACAAAGTGGCGGAGCGTGGGATTAATAATGGAGATAATCTTAATCACACTTTTAATGACGCACTTGACTATAGTGAGTGTCACGTTGTACCTACATCGTAGTCAAAGTCATAGAGGTGTTGAGTTCCATCCTGTGTTGGCACATGCCATGCGTTTTTGGTTGTGGCTGACTACAGGCATGACTACCAAGCAGTGGGTAGCAGTACATCGCAAGCATCATCAGAACACTGACGTTGAAGGTGATCCGCATAGCCCACACGTATACGGCATTTGGAATCTAGTATTTGGCGGAGTCAAGTATTACAATCGTGCAGGCAGTGATGCGGCCATGGTTATGAAATACGGAATGGGCACACCCAAAGACTGGATCGAACGTAAACTTTATACACCCCACCATCGCCTTGGCATTCTCTTAATGTTGATCGTAGATCTCGTATTATTTGGGCCATGGGGATTTCTAGTGTGGGGTGTACAAATGTTGTGGATTCCATTTTGGGCTGCTGGATTTATCAACGGAATGGCGCACTGGTGGGGTTATCGCAATACTAACACTAACGATAAAAGTACAAATTTAATGCCATGGGGCATATGGATTGGCGGCGAAGAACTACATAACAATCACCATGCAGATATAGCAAATCCCAAATTTAGTCAGAAATGGTATGAATTTGACATAGGATGGTTTTATATACGTATATTAAGTTGTCTAGGTTTAGCAAAAGTGCGAACCAGCTAAATATACTAAAGAGAACGAATTATGACAATTCAAACAGTTAATCTAGGTTCATATGCTAACGACGGCACCGGCGATGATTTACGCACGGCATTTATCAAAGTAAATAGCAATACCGAAGAGCTAGATCTTACCCGTGTTGTCAGTGCTGTTAACCTAGGTTTAGGCGCTGAAATATTTAAAGATAAAGTAGCTAAAAATCTTCAACTGCGTAAAATCAATGCTGGCATCAACATCACAGTTACACAAAATGCCAATGATATTAGCATTGCCACTCCAGACAGCATAAACAACTTAGTCGAAGATACAAGTCCACAACTAGGCGGCAATCTAGACCTAAACAACTTTAATGTTATAGGAACTGGCAGTATTGATATCGACGGTGTGGTAATTGCTGATGAATTCACTGGCAACATTGTTGTACGAAATAATAGTTTAGTTATAGAAGCCTACAACACTGTTACTTCCAATTACAATAGTGTAAGTGTCAACGGCCTAACGTTCAGTGGTAACAACAAAATATCATCTGGCATTAATAATATTTCCACAGCCGTAGGCGACGGACTTGTTATTGATTCTGATTTGCAGTTAATACTAACAAGCGCAAACGGTGTGCTAGTTGATACAGATTTAACTGTGTCCAACGGCATTCAAGGAAACTTAACTGGTAATGTAACTGGAGTGGTAACTGCTACGGCAGGTTCGTCGCTAATTGGCAATGTGACTGGAACAGTAAGCTCAATTGGCAATCACAATTTAGAAGATCTTGCTGACGTTTCCAGCGCAACACCCACAATTGGACAGTCTCTGGTGTGGAACGGTAGTGCGTGGACACCAAATACCATTACGTCAGGCGTAAGTAGAATTATAGCGGGCTCAAATGTAACTATTAGTCCAATTAGTGGATTGGGTGATGTAACTATTAATTCTACCGGCGGTGGCTCTAGCGGAGATTTAGATTTTGGATCATTTACAAACCCTAGTGGGTTTACATTGGACTTAGGTTCATTTTAAGGATTAGGGGAAAACAATGTCATTATTATTAAGACGAGGTCTTGAAACAGATAGATTAAGTTTTACACCAGAAGAAGGTGAGCTTATCTATGTTACCGATACAAAGTTAATCTATGTAGGCGACGGTGTAACAGCTGGCGGCAATTTATTATCTGGAGGCACTGCTCCTACTACCCCTACATATGCTCTAACTAGAAGTAGCGCCACAGTGAGCGAAGGCGCGAGTGTAACTATTACACTGACTACAACTAATGTAAATAATGGTACCAGTGTGCCATATACCATTACAGGAACAGGGATTACTGCAGCAGATTTAGGATTGGCTATTTTAACAGGGTCATTTACTGTTAACTCTAATACTGCCTCGCTGGTGATTGCTGTAGCCAATGATTTTACCACAGAAGGCGCGGAAACATTCACAGTAACCTTAAACAGCATTACTCCAGCTGTCACGGTAAGCGTCGGCATTACAGACAGCTCAACCAGCATAATTGATGGTGGCGGCCCAAGTTCCACAGTATTTGATGTAGTATTGGATGGTGGTGGTCCAGGTTCCACTTTCACTGTGGTTATCGATGGCGGCACGCCATAACTCAAAAACGCATAAATAACAACGATAGAGGATTTTTAACATGCCCCAACAAATTATATTGAGAAAAGGAACTGCTTTAGAGTGGACAGCATCAGGTACTGTTGTCTTAGCAGCAGGCGAACCAGGATTTGAAACAAATACCGGTAGATTTAAAATTGGTAACGGCACTACTCCGTGGACTAGTTTAAGCTATGCTGTGGGAACTATTCCCGTTAACCTAGCAGATCTAGCGGATGTAACAAGCGACACTCCAAGCTCAGGACAAGTTCTAAAATGGAACGGTTCAGCATGGGCGCCGGCAGCTGATGCAGGTGGTGGAGGCACAACATATAGTGTAGGTGCAGAAACAGCAACTGGCGGCGCCAACTTACGTTTAACTGGCAGTGACATGGTGACAGACGATGTTAAAATTGACAGCGGAACTGGTATTACCGTATCTCGAACAGACGCTAGTACTATCTTAATTACAAATGATGTTGTTGATACAACTTATGCTATAAGTTCAGAAACAGCAACTGGCGGCGCCAACTTACGCTTAACAGGAAGTAATTCTAGCACAGACGATGTTAAGTTGGCTAGTGGCACTGATATTTCTGTTGAAAGAACTGATGCCGGGACTATTACTATAAATTCCACCAGCGGCCGTGTTCAATCAGGTCTTGGGCTAGATTTAGCATTTTACGAAATTCCAGGAACTACGGTTAAGGGTTCTAACGGATTCTTAACATACGATGCTGCTGGTAGCTCACTATATGTAGAAGGTCGTGTCAATTATAAAGTGTTAGGTGTGGGTAAAGGTAGTGTTACCCCAAATACTAACGGTATTACTGTATCAGCTTCTTCGCAACTCGATTTAGTTGGGCCAAGCATTAGATTGTCAGGATCAAGTATTAGTATTGGTGGTGCGCCTGGGCAAGGTAGAAGTTCGTTAATTGTTACAGATAACGGTGCTCCAGTCGCAGGCGGCACACCAGTTTTAACTCTTAGATCGTATAGTCCAAGTGCATCTACTCTTCCAGGATTAGTATTACAAAGAATTAGTTCAGTTGATGGAACACCAACTCCTATGTTAACTGGAGATAATATATATTCTATCAGATGGTCAGGATTTGACGGATATGCTCCAACATCAACTATCACTAATATTTCCAGAACAGCTGGTATACTAACTGTTACCACTAGCGGGTCACATGGCATGACGACTAGTAGTCTAGGACCAACTAGTTGGGCTGTTACTATTGTATGCACAACTAACTCAAGTGTTAACTTAATTAACATTACAACATTAACTGTACCTAGTTCTACTAGCTTTACTGTTACTTCACCTGGCCCTGATATTACTTCCGAAGCAGGAGCCGGCACTGTTACCGCATATAATTTCGATGTAAGAATTGCGCAAATTAAAGCGGAAGCTACAGGAACCATTTCTACAGGAATAATCCCCGGTGTATTAAAATTACAAGTAGCTAGTTCATCTGGTACAATGCAAGAAGTATTACGATTAAATTCAGATCGTACAGCTCGATTTTTTAATACAGTCGCAATTGATGGAACTAGTAATGGTTTAAGAATTGGTAGTAGTGGTGGTAGTGGCGGCGGATTAATTACTGCGGTGGGAACAACAATTAACTTGCCTGGCGGTTCTACAGTGAACGGCGCACCAATTGGCAGTATTGTAATTAAAGGAACAGTTGCAGATAATACTGCACTACTAGCGTTAACAGGAATGACGTTAGGTGATGCGTATGTTGTATTAAGTCCAAGCCCAACTCACTTATGGAGCTATAGTGGTTCTGCATGGGTTGATCTTGGAGTGTTCCAAGGACCGGCAGGTACTAACGGCCAAGGTGTACCTACAGGCGGAACAGTTGGTCAAGTATTATCGAAAATAGATGGCACCGATTATAATACAGAGTGGACTACAGTGTCAACTGTGGCTACTAGTGGCGCATACGCTGATCTTAGCGGAACTCCTACATTGTCAACAGTGGCAACTACAGGAGCATACAGCGACCTTAGCGGAACTCCTAGTATACCTGCAGCCTACGCTTCGACCAGTATCGATGCTCTAAGCGACGTTGACACAACTACCAGTGCGCCCACAAATGGTCAGACACTTGTTTGGAATTCTGCTGGTAGCAAATGGTTGCCAGGCACAGCATCGGCCGGTGACATGGTGGGTCCAGCCAGTGCCACAGACAATGCTCTAGTGAGATTTGATGGAACAACTGGAAAATTAAGTCAGACCAGTTTGGTCACAGTGAGTGATACTGGAGCAATCACAGCACCAGGTGTAGGATCAGTGATACCATTTTACTATGCTGATCAAACAGCCTTCCCTAATGCTACTACCTATCACGGTGCTATTGCGCACAGTCACGCAGATGGCAAAATGTATTTTGCACATAGCACCACATGGAACGCATTAGCCAATGCCAGCGATGTGCCAGCAGCATATTCAGCCACTAGTATCAACGCACTGAGTGATGTTGACACTTCTACGGCCGCTCCGTCTAACGGTCAGGCATTGGTATGGAACAGTGTGCGCAGCAATTGGGAACCAGGCACAGTATCAGGCGGTGGCGTGACTTATGGCATCAGCGCTGAAACAGTATCAGGTGGTGCAAACATAAGACTCACAGGTTCAGATACCAGTACAGACAACTTAACCATAGCTGCAGGTACCAATGTCACAGTAACACGCACAGACGCTAACACTATTACCATTGCCAGCAGTGGCGGAGGTGGCAGCATGGCCACTCGCGCCGATGTAATTGGAACAACTGCTTCTCTAGCTGATGCAGCCACTGGCAACGTTGCCGTCACAGGACATAAATCTTATGCTCTACTTAAAATATTAGTAGATCAACCAGCATGGGTGAGAATTTATACCGATACAGCCAGTAGAAGTGCTGATTCTAGTAGAGCTGAAGGTGTTGATCCAACACCAGGTAGTGGAGTTATTGCCGAAGTTATTACTACTAGTGCAGCCCAAACAGTGTTAATTAGCCCTGGAACAATAGGCTTTAACAACGAAGGAACTCCACTAGCTAGTATTCCAATTGCTGTAACAAATAAGAGTGGAACTACTAGAACTATCACAGTTACATTAACTGTACTACAACTAGAAGCATGATATGCCAGCAATTTTCAGAGAGTTTATTGTAACGCTCAGAAATAAAGATGACCTAGAACAATTTTATTCTGAGATGGAAACTGAAGGGACTACCAACAATGTCCCTTCAAGAATAGCGGAGTGTGTGAATCGACGACCCATTAGTAGAAATACACATTATCGTTTGTCAGTAGACGAAGCTGATCAACTACGCAATGATCCAAGAGTTGAAGCAGTGACCTTAAAGTCGAAGTTAATGGGCGCCAAGGCTGTACTACATTCAAGTCAAACTGCCACTTGGAGTAGAAGTGAAACTATCGCTATAGGCAATCGAAATTGGGGATTGTACAGATCCACTATTGCCAACAATATTGTTGGCTGGGGTTCAGAAGGATCACAAGGCGACGAAACTGCTACCGCTGTGACATCAGGTACAGGAAAAAACGTAGATGTTGTTGTAGTGGATCAGATTATCGATCCCAGTCACGGCGAGTTTGTCGGCCGAGCACAACAGTATGATTGGTTTGCCAATCATAATTTAAGTGTATGGAGTGCAAATCCTGATGCTACCTACAACTATTACGAAACTGTACCCGGTGACGGATACGCAGGAACAAACAATCACGCAACACACGTTGCAGGTATTATAGGTGGTGATACACAAGGTTGGGCTAGAGATGCTGACATATACAATTTTAGGCACGATCAAGGAAATTTAGATCCAGGATTGTACACGCCTTCAGATTATATATTTGATTATATAAGAGCATTCCATAATGCTAAAAGTGTAAATACAACAACTGGAAGACGTAACCCAACCATAGTTAACAACAGCTGGGGCCTTGGCATTAGTCCAACTGTGCGTAATACGTTCACCGGCGGTAATGATTCAATTATTAGTAAAATTTATTACAGGGGTTCGTTTGTAACACCTGACGGTTTAGGAAATACCCCTTTAGATACAGGTTACAGCGGAGTATGTACTGCCTCTGCCAGAGCATCAACACTGGCTAATTTATCCAATGGCGGCAACAGAATAACTAACACTAGCGCTACTGCCGCTAGTGTTGTCAGCATAACTAAAAATATGCAAGGAACTAGTGGACTAACCAACGCAGGTGTGCCCACTGGCAGTGATGCGAATGGTGTGGATATCTATGACGATGCCTATTGGGCATTGCCGTTGCCTTTCGATATTACATATTTTAGTAATAGTGGTACTAATAACTATGGGCCAAGCCAAACTGGCAGTAGTCAAAATGTTCATGTGAGTTCTAATAGTTTTGTTACTTTTGGCGGCAACCCAGCGTCTGATTGCTACAAAGTTGACCCAGGTGCAAATAGGCCCACTACAAGAAAAATAATCATTAGTGGTGGAGATAGAAGCTGCCAACGACTATGGTACGGCACCAAGGGTACCAGTGGAAGCAGAACATTCGTAATCAGATTCGAAGGACACGATGGAGCAAATGGAGGAGTATTAGGCAGTCCTACCATGTTGTGGGAAATGACATTTTACGAAGCAACACCTAATCAAATTGATGTACACGTGGATCAAAATGCTGCGTTCCGTGGAGAGTTTTCACCGGCGCAATTAGAACAATATGGTATTATGCAAGGTGGCGATGCTGCACCTTATAGAGATGCCAGCATGGATGCTGATGTGGTTGACTGTATAAACGATGGTATAGTTTTTGTAGGTTCGGCAGGTAATGGCAGTTTTAAATTAGATACACCGTCTGGTCTAGATTACAATAATTATTATTTAGACAACGGAGAAGCCATTTACTATCATAGAGGTTCTAGTCCTAACGCGGCCAGTACTGATATAATTATAGTGGGAGCATTGGATAGTACCAGCAACGAAAATAAAACACAAGCAAGTAATACTGGACCTCGAGTAGATTTATATGCTGCCGGAAAAAATGTTATCAGTAGTGTATACGATGGCACCGGAGGAAGCGGCGGAAATACTGCAGGAATTGTAGTTGAGGGTGGAGACAATTATCAAAAGTATAATGGTACTAGCATGGCCGCGGCGCAAGTTGCTGGAGTGCTAGCGGTGGCATTAGAAACATATCCTCGAATGAACCAAGCAGATGCTAAAAATTATATTACAGGTTATGCTCAAAGTGGAAAGATGGCAGACAGTGGTGGCGGGTTCACAGATTCTAATAGTTTACAAGGCGGAAACAATCGAATACTTTTTCATAAGGTGGAACGTGCTACATCAGGTAATACATTTCCTAAAATTAATTGTAAACCCAGACCTGCTAGTGGCATGGTGTTTCCGAGAATTAAAATTTACAAATCTTAAACGCCATGACAGACTCTATTAAAAAATATACAGAAACAAAAGAGTATATTGTTACTTTGAAAAGTAGCGATGATCTTGATTCATTTTATGCCGAGATGGCAGACTATGGTAGATTCGAAGGAAGTGCAGCGCCTGAGCGTGCAGTTTCTTGCGTAGATCAAAAACCGTTTAGCAGAAGCACACACTATATGCTAACCGAATGGGAAGCATTAGACCTAAAACAAGATTTTAGAGTTGAAAGTGTGTCAATACATTCTAGATATCTAGGCATGAAGCCTGGCACATTTGCCACCACAACACAGACTAGTAGTTTTTGGAATAAATCAGGAACTACATCTAGTAACATGTTGAATTGGGCACTGTTACGCTGTACAGAAGGCGCTAATAGATCAGGCTGGGGCAGTGACGGGACTGCCAACCAAACAGCCACAGTACAAATAACATCAACAGGAAAAAATGTAGATGTAGTTATTGTAGACGCTGGTAATCCAGATAGCGCACATCCAGAATATGCTGTTAACGCCAACGGTACTGGCGGCTCACGAATGTTGAACTACAATTGGTTTCAACACAATCTTGCTGTGAGAGGAACAGCTCCTGGAACATACAGTAATGCCACGCACAGTCATAGTGTACACGTAAGCGGCACAGTTGCTGGTAATACTCAAGGATGGGCAAGAGACTCCAACATCTATAACATTTATTATGATGCAGGTGATAGCGGAGACTTTAGTTACGTATTCGGTTACATAAAAGAATTTCACAAAGCTAAAAGCGTAAATCCAGCAACTGGAAGACGTAATCCAACTATATGTAACAACAGTTGGGGAGAAAGTATTTTCCCCAGCGAATGGAGTATGACTGATATTACAGCAGTTACCTACAGGGGATCAAGATATACGCCAAGTGGTGCTACTACCTATACTGGATATAGCGGCGTTTGTAACTCTAATGAAAGATTGGCTGTGTTATTGGGATTTGAAAATTTTGGAAATAGAATTACAACTACAGGCCCGTATACGCCCCCTGGAGGCAGCATTTTAACTAAACCTGTTAGTTGGTCGCAAGAAGGACAGCAAACTTACTTAACTACGTTTAGTGAGCCCGATTCCAGCTATTCTGTTACAGTTCAAGGACCTGCAGATATCAGTTTAATAAACAATGTTGCTTCTGAATGTTTTAGTGGCACAGTTAGTTTAACAAGCAGCATTACTATTAAAAAATCTGATAACAGTGTAGTTGATACCTTCACCCAAGGTCCGTTCACTGACATAGCAGTAGAAACTGATATTAGAGAAGATTTTAGTTTAGCGGAAACTGACGTATATACCATTATATTTGATACAACACTAGATCTAGCTAACGCAGAAACTCCCACTATTGCCGTTGCCATGAGTTTGTTGGTAAACACTACGTCAACTGGTTCTGCGGCAACTGTTACAGAAATAACTAATAGCTTATTAGATGCAGCTTCTTTAGCCAGCAGTACTACACCAACTAGCGGAAATAATGATGATGGCTACTGGACGTTGGTGTTGCCGTTCAGTATTACATTTTTAGGTAACACATATAGCACTATCTATGTTAGCACTAATCATTATGTTACATTCGGCAGTGGCTCAACTTTATATGCTGGCCTTGGTCCAGCAAGTCCAAATCTTCCAAAGATTATGTGGTCGTGTGCCGACAATAGTGTACAAAGAATTTATTACGGTGTCGAAGGTACTTCGCCCAATAGAACATACAGAGTAAGACTTGAAGGTACAGCTTCAACTGGTGGCACTGTTGGTAGTCCAAACATGGTTAACGAATTTGTTTTTTACGAAGCAACACCCAGTCAAATTGATCTTCAGTTGGGTGCCAATGCTAGAAAAACTGTGGGTGGTGGATTTACCACAGAACAATTGAACGGTTGGGGATTTATATCGGGGCAACGTATTCCTTCTCGTGTACCAGGATGTGATGCCGACATAGTAGATGCTATAGCAGAAGGTGTTATCATGGTAGGGGCAGCTGGCAACGGATTATGGAAACATGATGTACCAGGTG